ACCGGGTGGATGCGCTGGTCTGGGCGCTGGCGGAGCTGATGCGCGCGCCGGGCGCCGGGCCGCGGGTGCGGTCGCTGTAACGAAACCGGAATTTTCAGGAGGCGCCGATGGCGTTCAGCTTTTTTGGCGCGCGGCGTGAAGCCGCGCGGGCGGTGAAGGCGTCCGCCGTGGGCGCGATGACCGCGATCCATGGCCTGGGCCGCGCCGCCTGGACGCCGCGCGACACCGTCTCGCTGACGCGGGTCGGCTATGGCGGCAACGTGGTCGGCTTTCGCTGCGTGCGCATGATCGCCGAGGCCGCCGCCGCGATTCCGCTGCGCTTCACCGAGGGCGGCGCGGCGCTGGCCGAGCATCCGCTGATGACGCTGCTGGAGCGGCCCAGCCCCGGCCAGGACGGCGCCGCTATGCTGGAGGCGGTCTATGGCCATCTGCAACTGGCTGGCAACGCCTATATCGAGGCGGCGACGCCGGTGGAGGGGCGGGGGCCGACCGAACTCCACGTGCTGCGCCCGGACCGGATGCGGGTGGCGCCCGGGCGCGACGGCTGGCCCGAGGCGTATGAATATCGGGTGGGCGCCTCGGCGCACCGCTTCGCCATGAACTGCGACGCGCCGCCGATCCTGCATCTGCGGGCGTTCCACCCGCTCGACGACCATTACGGGATGTCGCCGCTGGAGGCGGCGGCGACGTCGATCGACGTGCACAACGCCGCCGCCAAGTGGACCAAATCGCTGCTCGACAACGCCGCGCGCCCCTCCGGCGCCGTAGTCTATCGCGGCGTGGACGGCGCCGGGTCGCTGACCGACGAGCAATACAAGCGGGTGGTCGAGGAGCTGGAGAGCAACCATCAGGGCGCCCAGAACGCGGGCCGGCCGATGCTGCTGGAGGGGGGGCTGGACTGGAAGCCGATGGGGTTCTCTCCGTCCGAGATGGAGTTTCTGGAGACCAAGAACGCGGCGGCGCGTGAGATCGCGCTGGCGTTCGGGGTGCCGCCGATGCTGCTGGGCCTGCCCGGCGACAACACCTACGCGAATTATCAGGAGGCCAATCGCGCCTTCTTCCGGCAGGCGGTGATGCCGCTCGTCCGCCGGACGGCCGCCGCCCTGTCGGGGTGGCTGGGCTGGAGATGGGGCGGCGCAGTGCGGCTGGAGGCCGACCTCGACAAGGTTCCGGCGCTGTCGGGAGAAAGGGATGCGCAATGGAGAAGGATCGCAGCGGCCAGCTTTCTGGACGACCACGAGAAGCGCCAGTTGCTCGGCCTGCCGCCCCGCAGCGGCACGCGCTGACGCCGCCCCGGCAGGCGCCCGCGCCGCGCGTGGTGCTGGAGCCGTTCGAGGTGGCGGAGGCGCGGCGGCTGGCGCAGTTGCGGGTGATGGGGCGGCGCTGGCGGGCTTTGCAGACGCGGCTGAACGCCGTCACCACGCTGATGAACGCCTACCACAAGCGGCCCTGAGTGATGCAGCAGCAAGGGAGTATTTCCATGCAGACCCGCGCCGTGCAGGCCGCGCCCGGCCTGGAGACCAAGTTCATCGCCTTCGATGAGCGCGCCGCGTTGAGCGACGGGCGGATCGAGGGCTACGCCAGCCTGTTCGGGCTGACCGACCAGGGCGGCGACGAAGTGGCGCCCGGCGCCTTCGCCGTGTCGCTGGCGCGCAAGGGCCGCTCGGTCAAGCTGCTCTGGCAGCACGACCCGGCCCAGCCGATCGGGGTGTGGGAGGCGCTGCGCGAGGATGCGCTGGGCCTGCATGTCTCGGGACGGCTGATCACCGAAGTGCGCCGGGGCGCCGAGGCCGCCGCGCTGCTGAAGGCGGGCGCGGTGGACGGCTTGTCGATCGGCTATCGCGCCATCCGCTCGGAAAAGACGCCGGGCGGCGGGCGGCGGCTGATCGAGGTCGATCTTTGGGAAGTGTCGCTGGTGACGTTTCCGATGCTGCCCGAAGCCCGCGCCCTGAGCGGCGCGAAGACCGACGCCCTTGCCGGGCAGGCGGAGGACGAAGCCGCCCGCGCCCTGGCCGAGGCGCTGCGCGAGGCGCGCGGCGTGTTCTCCTGAACCCGCCGCCCGCAGGACAGACCTTTTCAACGACGGAGTATTTCATGGCCGACCGCGACGCGCCCGTTGGCGCCGACAAGGCGAGCGTTGTGCTCGACACCAAGGCCGAGGTTGCGAATTTTGTTCGTGATCTCAAGTCTTTTCAGGAAAGGATTGAAGTGAAGATGAAAACCCAGGACGACCGGATCTCGATGCTGGATCGCAAGGGCGCCGAGCGTCCGGCCCTGTCGCGCGCCGCCGACGACCAGACCCCGCACCGCAAGGCGCTGGACGCCTATCTGCGGTCAGGCGACGAGGCGGGCCTGCGCGCCGTATCGGTGGAGCGCAAGGGGCTGACCACCGCCGTCGCCGCCGAGGGCGGCTATCTGGTCGATCAGCTGACCGCCGCGCGCATCGAGGGCGTCAAGCGCGGCGCGGGCGCCGTGCGCGCGGTCGCCAATGTGGTGCAGATCGAGGCCGGCGTGTTCGAAGTGCTGGTGGACCGGGGCGACCTTGAGACCGGCTGGATCACCGAAGGCGCCGCGCCGACCGAGACCGCGCCGTCGCTGTTCGACAAGGTGAGCATTCCGCTGCACGAGCTGTCGGCGCTGCCGCGCGCCTCGCAGCGGCTGCTGGACGACAGCGCCTTCGACATCGAGGGCTGGCTGGCCGACCGGATCGCCGAGAAGTTCGCCCGCGCCGAGAACGCCGCCTTCGTCACCGGCGACGGGGTGGACAAGCCGACCGGTTTCCTGAGCTATCCCAAGGTCGCCGCCAACGCCTGGGCCTGGGGATCGCTGGGCTATGTCGCCACCGGCGCGGCGGGCGCGTTCAACCCGACCGATCCGGCCGATGCGCTGGTCGATCTGGTCTATAGCCTGGGCGCGCGCTATCGCAGCAACGCGGTGTTCGCGATGAACTCGAAAACCGCCGGCGCGGTGCGCAAGATGAAGGACGCCGACGGCAAGTTCCTGTGGACCGAGAGCCTGAGCGCCGAACAGGCCCCGCTGCTGCTGGGCTATCCGGTGTTGTCGGTCGAGGACATGCCCGACATCGCGCCCGACGCCTATCCCATCGCCTTCGGCGATTTTCGCGCGGGCTACACCATCGCCGAGCGGCCCGACGTGCGCATTCTGCGCGACCCCTACTCCGCCAAGCCGCACGTGCAGTTCTTCGCCACCAGCCGCGTGGGCGGCGACGTGACCGATTTCGGCGCCATCCGGCTGCTGAAGTTCGCCGCCGCCTGAACCATCGCCGCGTGATGGAGAACGGACCCGGCGCCGGATGCGGCGCCGGGATGGAACAGCTTTTTGCGAGGCGGTGACGTCATGCTGATCGATGCAGCCCGGCCCTCGGCTTCCGCCGAGATGGTCGCTGAACTGGCCGCCCACCTGCGGCTGCCGCAGGGGTTCGCCGACGACGCCGCGTCGGAAGCGGCGCTGGCGCGGCTGATGGATGCGGCGGCGCGCGTGGTAGAGGACCGCACGCGCCGCGCGCTGCTGCAGCGCGTGATGCTGCTGCGGGTGAGCGCGTGGGATAGCCCTGACGCGCTGAGCCTGCCGGTGGAGCCGGTCGCGCAGGTCCTCGAACTGGCGCTGGCGCACGACGACGGCGCCCGCGCGACGGTCGATCCCGCGCTCTGGCGGCTGGCGAGCGTGGACGGGCGTTCCGCGATCCGGGCGCGGGCAGGGCGGCGGCTGCCGCCGATCCCGCGTGACGGCCATGCCGAGGCGCATCTTGTGGCGGGCTATGGCGGCGCCTGGGGCGATGCGCCGGAGGACCTGCGGCTGGCGGTGATCCAGCTTGCGGCGCATTTCTTCGAGCAGCGCGCCGAGGCGGCGCGCGGCCCGGCGTCGCTGCCGCTGAGTGTCGCCGCGCTGCTGGAGCCGTATCGGCGGGTGCGGCTGTGAGGGCGCCTGATCTGACCCGGCTGCTGACGCTGGAGGCGCGCGACGACGCGCCCGACGGCGGCGGCGGCGTGGCCGCGCGCTGGGTGCGCCTTGGCGCGCACTGGGCCGAGGTGCGCCCCGGCGCGGCGGTGGAGCAGGTGCTGGGCGGCGTCGAGGCCAGCGCGGTCACCCACCGCGTCACGCTGCGCTGGGCGCCGTTCGGCGCGCCGTCGCGGCCGAAGCCGAACCAGCGGTTCCGCGAGGGCGCGCGGGTGTTCGACATCCTGGGCGTCACCGAAGCCGACACCCGCAACGCCTGGCTGATCGCTTGGGTGCGCGAGGGGGGGCTGGCATGACCTACGCATTTTCGTGGCCGCTGCAACAGGCGCTGTTCGCGGCGCTGGGCGCCGACGCCACCGTGGCCGCGCTGGCGGGCGGGCGCATCTATGACGCGGCCCCGCACGCGGCGGCCGATCCGCAGGACGGGCCGTGGATCGTGATCGGTGATGAGCAGGTGGACGCCTGGAGCACCGCCACCGATCGCGGCGCGGCGCACGCGGTGCAGATCTCGGTGGTTTGCGGCGCGGGCGGCTTTGGCGCGCTGAAGCGGCTCGCCGACGCGGTGTGCGCGGTGGCGCTGGGGCCGCTCGGCCTTAGCCGGGGCAGGGTGGTCAGCGCCAATTTTCTGGGCGGTCGCACCCGGCGGATCGAGGGCGCGGGCCTGCGCCAGATCGACCTGCGCTTTCGCCTGGCCATCGAAGACAACGTTTAAGTCATTCAGGAGATTGAGATCATGGCCGCGCAGCGGGGCAAGGACCTTTTGATCAAGCTGGACGCCGACGCGACCGGCGATTTCGTGACCGTCGCGGGTCTGCGCGCCACGCGCTTTGCGCTGAACGCCGCGCAGGTCGATGCGACCACGGCGGAGAGCGCCGGGCGCTGGCGCGAGCTGCTGGCCGGGGCGGGCGTACGCTCGGCCAGCGTCAGCGGGCGCGGCGTGTTCAAGGATGCGGCCTCGGACGCCGCGTTGCGCAGCGTGTTTTTCGCGGGCGCGGCCCCGGCGTTCCAACTGACCGTGCCGGATTTCGGCCGGATCGAGGGCGCGTTTCAGGTGGCGGCGCTGGAGTATGCCGGCGATCACGACGGCGAGGCGGTGTTCGAGATCAGTCTGGAATCCGCCGGGCCGCTGAGCTTCACGGCGCTCTGACCATGGCCAACCCGATGCGCGGCGAAGTGGAAGTGGTGATCGACGGGCGCCCCCGCACCCTGCGGCTGACGCTGGGGGCGCTGGCGGCGCTGGAGGCGGAGCTGGAGGCCGAGGGGCTGGTCGATCTCGCCGAGCGGCTGGAGCGCGACGGGGTGCGCGCGCGCGACGTGATCGCGGTGCTGACGGCGGGGTTTCGCGGCGCGGGCCACGACGTGACCCGCGACGAAGTGGCGGCGCTGGCCTTTGAAGGCGGCGCCACCGGCGCGGCGCGGGCGGCGATGCAGCTGCTCGGCGTCGCCTTCACCGGGGGCCGGGGATGAGCCGCAAGGTGGACTGGAACGGCCTGATGCGCCTGGGCATCGGGCGGCTGCGGCTGGCGCCCGACACGTTCTGGGCGATGTCGCCGCGCGAGTTCGCGGCGGCGCTGGAGGGCGCGGGCGTGGCGGCGCCGGTGGGCCGCGCGCAGCTTGGCCAGCTGATGGCGAAGTTTCCCGACGGCGGCGCCGGGCGCGTGGCCATGCGCAGGAAGGACGCCGAATGATGGAAGCGGAGCAGGAGTTTTTCGCGCCGCCCGAGGAGGGCGACGCGGGCGCGCGGTTCGCCGGTGAGATGCGGCGCGTCTCGGTCGAGCTGCAGGGGGCCGACCGCGCGGCGCGCGGGTTGTCGTCGGCGGTCGGCGGCGGCCTGCGCAAGGCGCTGGACGATGCGGTGTTCGGCACCGGGCGGTTCTCGGACGTGCTGCGCGGCATGGCGCGCGATGTGGCGCGCGGCGCGCTGGGCGCGGCGGTCGGGCCGGTGCAGGCGGCGGTGGGGCAGGGCGTGGGCGGGCTGGTCTCGGGCGCGGTCAGCGCGCTGACCGGCGGCGTGCGCGCCTTCGCCAAGGGCGGCGTGGTGGACGGCGCCACGGTGTTTCCCACCGGTGGCGGCGTGGGCCTTATGGGCGAGGCGGGGCCGGAGGCGATCCTGCCGCTGTCGCGCGGCGCCGACGGGCGGCTGGGGGTGCGCGGCGGCGGCGGCGTGCGCGTGACGGTGAATGTCTCGACCCAGGACGCCGCCAGCTTTCAACGCTCCGCCCCGCAGGTCGCGGCGGCGCTGGCGCGCGCGGTCGAGCGCGGGCGCCGCAACCTTTGAGGAGCATCGGCCATGAGCTTTCATGAAGTGCGCTTTCCCGCCGCGCTGTCGTTCGGCTCCAGCGGCGGGCCGGAGCGGCGCACCGAAATCGTGACGCTGGCGAGCGGCTTTGAGGAGCGCAACACGCCCTGGGCGCACGGGCGGCGCCGCTATGACGCAGGTCTCGGCCTGCGCAGCCTGGATGACGTGCACGCGGTGCTGGCGTTCTTCGAGGCGCGGATGGGCAGGCTCTACGGCTTTCGCTGGAAGGACTGGGCCGACCACAAGTCCTGTGCGCCGTCGGAGACGCCGGGACCGACCGATTGCGCCCTTGGCGCGGGCGATGGCGCGCGGACGGCGTTTCAACTGGTGAAACCCTATGTCTCAGGGCCGGGGCGCTATGAGCGACCGATCGCCAAGCCGGTCGCGTGGACGGTGCGCGCGGCGGTGGACGGCGTGGAGGTTGAGGAGGGTGCGGGCTTTTCGGTCGATCATGCGACCGGGGTGCTCACCTTCGACGCCGCGCCGGAGGTCGGCGCGCTGGTGACGGCGGGGTTTGCGTTCGATGTGCCGGTGCGCTTCGACGCCGATCGCATCGAGGTCAATCTGGCGGCGTTCGAGGCTGGGGAGATCCCCTCGATCCCGGTGGTTGAGGTGCGGGTCTGATGCGCGCGCTGGACCCCGCGCTTCAGGCGCGGCTTCTAAGCGGCGCCACGACGCTGTGCGCCTGCTGGCGCATCGACCGGCGCGACGGGCGCGGCCTGGGCTTCACCGATCACGACGCGGCGCTCAGCTTCGACGGCGTGCT